AAACGAGTCGCATAAAGGCTTTTGTCTTCAGCTTCATCTCCGTACCTGCCAAGTGGATCATGACAGCAAGGCAATACGTGCTGAATATCTATACTGAAAACCGGGCTTATGCAAGACCTTTCAAAACTGGATTCGGATAAAGTCCGTTCCTTATGGTTTTAATCTGCGTATTGCCTCAAGTCGCATTGTGGGGTAAGGGGAAGGTATGCACAAATCGGACAAAATTCACGCTCATACTATCATGATGCATAGTGTTCAAGCTCTTTACTGCAATTGAGATTGCCATTGAGATTGCTTGCGGATTTTAGGTCTATAAGATTTTTAATGTCTTTTACCTCATAAATTGCTTCATCAGACAAAGAACCTTCCACGTCAATTGGAAGTTTCATCTTTACTTTTCCATTCCCATCTTTTCCTTTGATTCGTTTTTCAAGTTCAGAAATATATTCGTCAAACTTGCTAATATCAACATCTTTCAAGCTTGATATGAATTGCTCTGATATACCCTTTCCTCTCTCAACAAGAAATTCGTCTCTGTAAAAACGAAGTTCCTTTAGTTTGCTAATTTCCTGCTGGGTTAGTTTCCCACCATTAATTTGTTTTGCGGAAAGTGTGTTTTCATAATCAGAAACCGCTTTATTAGCTGCTTCAAAATCTTTTGCAACTCTTTCTCCGGCTCGTTTTGAATCTTCCTCGGCAATCTGCCTTTTAAGTTCAAGAATATCCGCTAACTTGATGCTCTCTATGTCGTACTGGGAGAATATCTTCGGGTATTCCTTGCGTAATTCTGCCAAACTTTGCCCACGTTGCAAATCAGCCAAAGCAATATCACGAGAGCTTTGAATAAGACCCTCTATTTTTTGTTTACGTTCTTTCTCTTGTTTTGCCGACTCTTCTTGTTTCTTGTTGAAACGCTCTTGTGCCTTTTCAGCAATGGATGTATTATCTGCCAATGTCCACATAGCAATCCCAAGAGAAACTATGGCAGTTCCAGCTAATACATAAGGATTCATTGCGAGAACTTTGTTATATGTAGCTTGAGCAACAGTAGCAGCTTTGGTTGCTGCAACCTTTCCCCATATAGCCTTTGTAAATCCTTGCTCAACAATGGAGTTCACCAATAGCCCAGTTCTATAAACACCATATATTGAAACGAGAGCCAATACACTTTGCCCTATAACTTCGTAGTTCTTAACTACAGTATCAGCAACAGATATACTTCCTGAAATCAAATTTTGATTAGTAAGTCCTATCTCAGCCAAAGCAGTAGTTATTGTATCTTCAAAGTTTGACATTTGTCCCTCAATAGTCTTTGCAATAGCTTCCGTAGAGCCTTCAACGCCTTTCATTGAGCCAAATTGTTCAACGGCTTTCATTACAGATTCAACTGTTCGGTCACATTCAACTGTCATATCACGGAACGAAAGCTTAACTTTATTCCCTTCTGTTTGAACACGAACACCGAACTCTTTCCAACGCTCTGGATTATTTATATCAAGTATCGCCTCTGTTAGCTGGTCGAAAGGTTTTGCTACTGTATTGGTAAAATCTCCCATTTTTTTCATGGCATCCATCGAAGGAGTGATACCACGATTGACGAATTTTATAAAATCATCCGTCAGTTCATCAAGTTGGAAGTTTGTTTTTGCGGCAAAGCTATTTATGTCAGATAGATATGCTTTTGCTTTTTCGGAACTACCATTCAGAGCATTAGTTAATACAGATTCATACTTTTGAAACATTCCAGCTGTTGATACTACATTTGAAGCAACTTGTTTCAACATTGCGATTCCACCAATAGCAGCAAGTGTCTTCTTGAATGAGACTCCTACACCTTCATTAACGGTAACAACAGCCTTGCTTTCATCCTTGAACAAAGCGTATTCATCCTTTAGAGCTTTGGTAGATAATCTTGCAAGAGCTTGTTGTGATTGTAATTCACCAAGAGCATACTTTTGTTCTCCTAATGCTGCCTTTGCACGGTTTAATTCATCTGATAAAGATTGTCTTTTAGGGTCGTACTTTCCTAATTTCTTATATTGTTCTGTAAGCATTGAAACATCATTCTGTGTCTCACGTATGATGTCTTTTTGTTTAATGATCTCTTCGGATAAGGAATTGACAGCTTTTTCGCCATCGTATATACCTTTTTTGAATCCCGTTTCCATCTCTGCTCCAGCTTTAGCGGCATTAGTTACCAACTCATCCAACCTTTGATTAGATGCAGCAAGTTGAACATTTAAAGCCTTGAAAGCAGCAGGAGACTGCGTGCCATCCATGCTCATTAACTCCTGCTTTAATTTTGCAATTTCATTACGAAGTCTTACAACTTCTTCCCAGTCACTACCTACCTTAAAATATAATTTCGCCATATCTATTTCTTTTTCCTACGATTAGCCAATTCCTTACCACTGATTCTATTCACTTTTTGACCACCATATACTGCGTGTAATTTATCCCGTTGCATCATCAGCAAATTCCGATAAGGGATAACCTCAAACACTTCTGTATAACTCAGATGAAGCGTGTCAATCAAATGGGCTATCTGCCCGAAGAACGTTGCGTTTCCTACTGTTTCGGTCTTGCTGCCAGCATCGACACGTTCCTCATCGAGCTGACACACTGAAAAGCCGAAATATCCATCATAGAGAAACAGACTTCCAAGGCATCTTTGACTTCTTCAAAAGTGCCGTTCTCCAATTCTTTGACCAAACTATCATTCCCGCAGATGAAGCATGAAATACCTTTCAGCATATCTTCAGTAGCTTTAGGAAGCTCTTTAATAGCCTCCATGATATTATCTCCTCGCAGGGCGATATTGGAAAAATGATGAATGGCACGACAGATAACTTTAATTGTAGGCGGTTTGATGGTATAAACGATTCCACCTATCCCTACATTTTTAAAATCCAGCCCTAATAGGGCATCAGAAACCGTTTTTGCTGCTTGATTATTCATAACATTAAATTAAAAAGGCGGTGAGCAACCACCCACCGCCATCTGAAAACAATCCTTTTACTGAAAAATTATCAACCTTCCGGCACTACAACTTCCGATTCGTCAAACCACTTTTCGGAAGCCAATCCATCTACACCTGTGGAAAGGGGAACGGCCGAAACAGCCAATCCGACAGCCTTATCGGTATTAGAGCCACGGGCATTGATAGCCGCTTTCGGAAACACAACATAAACTCCGTCTTTGGTTTTACCAATCACACATTTATGAATAGGCTTATACTTGCCTCTTTCCCAATTCTTTTCTGTGGCTTTACCACCTTGTAAATCAGCCTTTGTAGCATAATCATACTCACCAATGGTGAAGTTGATTTTCACCTCACCCGGTTCAGACGTTTCCCGGTAGTACTCACCAGTCAAAGCGTTTTTGTAACGAGTTACACTTGCCTCTGCTTCTTCGTATTGATACGTGTCACCATGCACATTCTTGACCCGCTTCGTTGCTGCGTTTTTCAAGATGGTGGCTACTTCTGCGCCTGTTAATCCGGCAGCTGGAGTAGTAACCGTTTTAATCGGTTCTGCATAATACAGTTCGTCAATTTCTACTGCTGTAATCATATCATTTTACATTTAATACATTAAACAAAATTCTCACATTCACATAATGACACTTCAAAGCTGTGTCCGCTTCTGTACCGATAGAATCAATAGAGTAACGATATGTCATACCATCATAGGTGCTTACTACATCATCAAACAGCTTGCCAGCCTTTCTTTCAAGTTCGTTAAGCCGGATTGTGTTCGCTTCATTCTCGCTTAAATTGGGTACACATAGATTCACTTCTGCGAAAGATTTCTTCCAATAAGTTCCCGGCTGTTGTTTCTTCGTGTGGATGACAATCCTTTCGGACTTCAATTCACCCGTCAGCGTTTCTCCTGCTGGTACTATGTCTATTCCGAAAATCTTGCAGTCCCGGTAGAGGATGTTTCCTATGTCGGTGGTTACTATCATCGTTCAAATCTATCTTTCAATCTTTTTTCTGTCCTTATCGCTGCACTTCCTGCAACTTCAAATCCTTTGGATTCCACGAATGAAGCATAATCAGCTTCGTTTTTCAGAATTAAGCCATCTTCATTAACCTCATAATCATTCGATTCTCTCAAATGTTTTGTGTGGTCTTGATAGTTTCCGGTAGCTTTTGCATCTTCAACAAATGCCTCTCCCTCTTCTTTCATGCCAGCAACGACTTCGCTTGTTCCGTCCTCAAAGAACTGGTCAACATCCGAAAAGTCTGCATCTATTCCAACCATATTACTCTATAGGAAAAATAGTTTGTTTCCAAAGGGCTTTTAGCAACTCCTTCACCTCTTATGCTTCCATCGGCATTCAAACAACGAACCTCTGCACCTGCTTCAACCTTTGACGGCTTGTCAAAGACTACCTTGTACTTGAAATCATACAAAGCACCATTGATAGATACTTTCTTTTCCGCACTCACATCATCACAACGGCATCTGCATATATCCTGCCAGCTCTCACCACCTGTGCCGGGAATAGGTCTGCCGAACTCATCCTTATCCATCGGGGTGATAACCTTAACCTGCAATATGTGGGGAGCGAATATCATAAGAAAGTCACTTTAGGTTTGTTACTCAGTTCGTCTTTCAAACCGTACTGTTTGCACAGCCATGAGTACAATTTCATTAGGCTATCAACATAATTAGACCAAGACACAGAAAATCCGCTTTCGCTGACCGAAGATGGATTTTGTATCATCCACGGAATTTGCTTTGCACAAGCGACCTCTAATCTTGCCCGATTTTCCTCGGCAAAAGGTTCTTCACCATCCAATCCCGTTCTTGAAAGTATATTTTCAACTACAAGATTAGACGGGGTGTTCTTATCAAATACGCTTAATACAAACTCCTTGTTACTCATGGCTGATATCATTCAATATGGTGTAATCAGTTTACTATATGCGGTATAGCTATAATGCGTACAATGTTTAGATTTATAGATGTATCTGAACGGACATTTGGGAACATTAATTCGTACCCCTTGAATAGCCATTCCCTCTTTTATCGAACACATCATAGCCGGGTTATTTGCAACCAAAAACATGGGATGCGTCATGGTCAGTACAACACAATCAGCCGGAACCGTTTCCAAAGTGATAAACTGAATATCCGGCAGACCAACATCAACCGATGGATTCACGTATTCACACTTAGGAGATTCCACACTTGATGCCTGCACGCTCAACGAAACCAAAGACATCATTAAAAAACCACACATGGCAAAAATAAAATTCTTCATTCCTTTTCTGATTTATAAAATTAGACAATGGAAGAGTAGAAGCACTACCCTATCCTTTTACTCGATACCTAATGCTTCTTTCAGTTTGGCTGTTGATTCTTCATCCAGTTCTGCAACCTTAGCCAAAAGAGTTTCCTCTTTCATATTGCCGGAAGCCTGCGCACCGATAGACTTCAAAGCATCAATCAAAGCCTTCTTCTCAAACTCCTTTTCAAAGAGGGAAATTTTCACCTCTTTCTTTTCTTCAGGGGCTTTCACTTCGGGATTTTTTACCTCAATCCGTTCAGCGAGTCTGCGGCTTTCCATATCCAGCACACGGGCTTCCTCACCGACTTCAATCACTTCACCGGGAGTATAATACTTTCCGGTGAACTTGTCGCGGAAAACTGATATAACCTTTACTTTCATATCCTACCCCCTTATGCTGATTGAATGGATGCAATTTCGCTCAAATCGAAATTGGTAATCAAATCTGGATTGGAAATCTGCGGAATCCACTCTGCCGTATATTCCATGTAGCGACCGTTTTTGTCACGGTAGTTGGAGATAAGCATCTGCCCCTCTGACGGGATATAAGTACGTCCTTGTACTGGGTCTGTCGCTTCATACGGGGTATGATGGCGCATATAACCAATGTTGTCAGAAGGTAACAGAGTAATACGGTTATCCGCGTAAATCTGCACATTCTTTCCCGTCTGGTCTTTCACGTAGTCCTCCTTGATTTCAATACGCGGCAAACCGATGCCGGTGAACACTTCGGAAGCCAAAGAAGAGGAAACCAATCCCGTACTCAACTTCATTTCGTTGCTGCCGAGAATCATCTTGTACTGCTCACCAAATTCAGATGAACCAAGAATAAGCTTGTTGAAAGATGCACGAGTCATAACCATCTTGGCATAAACGCCATAGTCCGGTGCCAAGGAATGAAGTTTCTCTCTCAAATAAGAGATAAACATATTCTTTCCGTCCACAACCACATCTCCACTTTTCGGCTTGATAAAATTGAACGGAAGGGTAATCTCCAGCAGTTTATTATTGGTCTGACCGGAAGTGATTGCAGCGTCTTTGTTGTAAACGGTGGCTTCACCAAGCATCAACAGCGCACCGACAATAATATCCATACGCTTGTGGGCGGCAAGGGTAATCTGACGGTAGTCGTCTGCCAGGAAGTTTACAATCTCTTCCATTGCAGCCTTTTGGTCGGCTGGCTTAGCGGCATTGAACTTGTCAATCAAATCCTGCAATTCAGAAAGACGGTCAATAGACATCTGATAAGCATCACCCAAATAGGCAATCTCACCATATCCGGAACCGATGTTCCGACGTTCACGGATGGGTTTCTCTCCAAAACGCGAATTGATGGAGCCGGCCATAACTCCGGTTACAGAACCGATATAATCCTTGAACACACGAGTAGTCACTCTGCGGAAAGTAAGATACTGCTGCCAATAGATTGTGTCCTTGCGTGTCTGGTTCACACGTCTGATGATAGCGGAAACAATATTCGCATCATCGAATAATGTTTGAATCGTTAAAAACATATCCTACCTCCTTACTCGTTAAATTCAAACCATCCCTTCATGTTGGCTTTATCGTTCTCGGAGAACGGCATAACCAATTTTGAGGGTTCAATTTCTGCGGCTGTACGAAGCAATGAAACCAATGTGATTCCGTCCTCAACCTTTGTACGGTTAAACAGAGCCGAATTAGCCACATGCTTTTGCTTTAAACCATCAACTGCAACCGCATTGAATAATACGGCATCTTTGGCGATATTCTCACCAAAAGCAGCCTTGATAGTCAATACATCATAACCGGCATTAGACTTATCAATTGCCGTTACTTCTGCACCTTTCTTGCCACTTCCGACAAACATACCCACATAAGCCAAAGAGTTCTTGGCTACTTTGATAGACAAAGCCTCTTCACCAGTGGTATAGGCTTCCACAACTCTCACATTGATTACCGCATAAGCGAACTTGTTTTTCAAGTCCGCACAAATCGGTGTAAATCCGGGAAGAAAACTTCCCACTACCAGGTTCTGCGTGTCGAGTTTGAACGGGCCACGTCTACGAATACCGGTCTGGACATCGTAGCGTTCCTCTTGCTCAACGGGCGGAACTAAATCATACTTAAATCCTGCTGACATAATTAATTCTTGTTTTGTTCAACAATAGTTTTCGTTCCCTCGTCAATCATCTTAGCGATAGATTCAGATTCTTTCTCAATCTTCTCTTCTGCCGTTTCGGGAGGGGTTACGCCCTTGAAGCCGTCATTTGCGAACTCCTGCTTCAAGTCCTTGAAATATGCGTCCAAGTCCTCATCGTCCTTGATGGCGCATCGTTTGGCGTAGTTTTCGGGAATACCATACTCCTTTGCCTTTGCCATAATCTGCTCCTGCCGGGTAGCTTGTAACTTCTCTGTCTCGAATTGAGCGAGCTTATCAGAAAGAGGTTTAACGGCTGCACTCACTGCGTTAGCAATAATAGCCGCCATGTCGTCCGTCTTATCTTCCAGCTTCGGATTAGGGTTAGGATTGGGATTAGGATTCTCAATTGACTTACCGTCTTTAAGGTTATGTTTCTTCTCGTAGTTGGAAACTGCGGTCTTGGAAGCATCCCCGGCACGGAAATCACCATAGGAATTTAGCACGTCCGAGAAGCTGATACCCTCAACAATGGAGTTTACCTTTGTCTCGTCCGTTACACCCTCTGCCTTCTTAGTGGCAATTCGGGTTAAGATAGCAGTGTCCACCCCAGTAAACTTCTGTTGCAGCCCTGCCAAGATTTGTTCTAAGATTGTCATACCGTATGAATTTGATTTATAAATTTCTACGGTAAATTTCGGCATTAATAAGCTATGTGAAAAATTATCAGATAGGTGATACACGACAATGAAACGATTGTCGTAAAATGGTATAAAAAAGGCGTGAAACCGAATGGAATCACGCCTAAATAAAGTATTGTAACTTATGCCGGTACAGCCATTAATTCACGCCCTACTGAACGTATTGTTTCTATAATATCTTCAAAACGTTTCTTAGACGGCTTCTTTGTTCCGCTTACATATTGAGCAAACAAACTCTGAGAAATACCTAAACGTCGTGCTATGGCAGCAGCATTCAATTCAGGATGAGCTATAAATAAATCATAAAGAGGATTAGATTTCCTTTCCCGAAAGAATCCCTCAAAACTCAAATCTTCATCAAGCTCTCTCCAATGTATTCCGTCATGGCTCGTTGTGAAATTTGCGCGCTGCGCAGGAGTAGCCCATTTCAGCCTTTGGAAATCTGAAAACTTCTCACATGCCTCCTTCCCGTCAGTGGTACGTATCCATACCTCCGTATCAGTCAACCATACCTTTTCAACTATGATATTTTCCATAACCACTTATTTTGATTTATTAAAAAATTTATTCCAATGCTCTGCTATTACTTCTTGATTTTCTTCTATAACTGATTCTACAAGTTTCAGTTCAGATGACTTCAAGCCATTATTTTTGATTAATGTAACTGGAAATAAAGTGAATTTAGCACTTACATCCCCTTTGATTACATGAACATGTATAGGCTCATGGTCATTAGCGTAAAACATAAAACGAAAACCAAATAAAATAAATATCGTTGGCATACCTTTCTCTATTGATTACCCTACAAATATAGGTAATTATTTAATTACCTACAACTATTCAAGCAAAAAATTAGCGGCAATTCTTTGATGTTGCCGCAAAATATTCTATTTTTCTTGTACTAAAATTATAATCCCTATAATTTTTCTGACTAAGAGGCGTTTTTCTGTCCCTTATTTCCGATTTGCTCATTCTTTGCCGCTTGCTCCTCCTTGATTTCTGCAAGCTCCTCTTCTATGCGACTTATGGTATAGGCTTTTGTCCTGCGCTTGTCAGTTTTTGATTTAATGCAGCTTTCATCTTAGCAGCTTTAGCAGCTTGAACAAAATACAAATCAAAAAGAAGCTCCAAAACGTCCAATAAGAACTCTGCTTCATTAGGTTCTACATCTAATATTTCACCAGAAGCTTGGTCTTCCATTCCATGAGCAGCAATATTCCCAAAACCACGTATTATTTCCAAGTTGTCGCTTATGTATGATGGGAGTTTATTAGTTGCTATTAGCTTATCAATCTCCGTTTTGAGATTTCGTTCTTTAATACCTTCTTTCAGACGGATTATATTCTGTAAGCATCTACGACTTAAGGCTGCACTTGCTTTGGGGCTAAATGGAAGTACCAAACAGGCTTCATTATAATCTTCAGCAAACTTAGATTCAACTTCAGGAGCAGCAGGCATTCTACCGCTTCCTACAGGGAATAGTTGTTTAAAATTGCAGGAATGTTGTTCTTTTATAGATATTGTACCGTCATGGTATTGATTAGCATTGTTTGCCTGTCCCAAAAGTACAATAGGCTTATCACATTCACTATTTGGACATCTCATATAGAATAGACTATAAAAAATATTTCCATATTTTCCTATGTATTTTTCTGAGAAATCTACATTTACTTCTACCTGACAATGTGGACATTTCATATCTTTAATATTTAATTTGTTACAATTTTCCAACTAAATTCTTCACATCCTCCGCAGACTTCACCTCATGTACGGTATCACCTACTTTTACGAAGCCTACTATATCTCCGGTGTTTGACTTCTCAAATAGTTCAGTTACTGGGACACCCAAAGCATCGGCGATTTTTTCCAATGTACCAATAGTGGGGTTGCCATTAATTGCTTTTGATAGCCCAACTCGTGACAAGCCTATTTTTTCAGCTAGTTCAGTTTGATTGATTCCTGCCTCTTTACATAGTTCTAAAATTCTAAATCTCATATATGTATATATTTAGTTTACTCTCATTATTTATGGCAAAGTTACTCAAAGTTTTCATATTAGCTAAATAAGACAACTAAAAGTATTCTTTTTATAGTTTATTAACTATATCTATTTTGCTAATTGAATACTTATAGTTTGCTTTGTAACATCAAAATGATAACTAAAAGTATAATTTAAAACATATAAGAGTATGAGCACAAAATTTAGAAGTCAGATGAAAGAAGTAATGCAAATGGCATGGTCTTTTGTTCGCAAGAACGGTCATTCAATGAGTGAAGCGTTAAAATGCGCATGGGCTAATTTTAAGCTGAAAGCAGTTTTGAAAGTGAAGATAGTAGAGTTTTACTTCAAAAAGACTGACGGCACGTTACGTCAAGCCTTTGGCACTCTCAAAGAAAATCTTATCGGTGAGATAAAGGGTACTGGCAGAAAGCCGAATGACAATCTGCAAGTGTACTGGGACACTGAAAAAGAAGAGTATAGATGTTTCAAGAAGTGCAACCTTATAAAGATAGCTTGATTATGAGAAAAGACCCCTATGGCAACTATATAACCTGCTTAACAGGTAAGCAGTTCTGCCAATTAAGAAGTATATCTGAAAAGGTGCAACCATATCTACCATTTACAGAAGTGGCATTTCTTGAGCTGATAAAAATAGCTTCTGCAATAATATTTAATAAAGGATTTAACAACTCTCATTTATCGGTACGAAACGGATTGGTGCGTTTTAAAAACAAGTTCTACATGAATGGCTTAAAGATAAATACACATTGTTTGACAGATGAACAATACAAATATTTATGGCAATTTGATACGCCACGTATGGACGCTTTCATGACAAAGTATAAACCAATAGAACGTGATGTTTTTGTAATGACATTCAGAGCTTGTAAACGCTATATGATTACAGGCATGACTAAAGAATCAGAAGATACGCTAATTGAAAGGCTTATTTCAATATCAAATCTTATGAGATAACACGATTATCCAAAGGCAGTCTTTGCACGACTTTAAAGGCTGCCTTTATTATTCACTCTTAAATGAAATAAGTATGGACGAAATTTGGAAAGACATTGAAGGGTACGAAGACGATTATCAAGTATCAAATTTAGGTAGGGTAAAATCCTTGCCAAAGAAATGCTGGAACGGTAAAGGATATTGGTTTAGAGATGGACGCATTTTAATACCCATAAAAAGCAAAAAGGGGTATTTGAATGTATGGTGCAGAAAGCGCATATTTAAAGTTCATCGCTTGGTCGCAAATGCTTTTATACCTAATCCGCAAAACCTACCACAAGTAAACCACATAGACGGTGATAAAACCAATAATTGCGTTACTAATCTTGAATGGGTTACTGATGGTGAAAACTTACTACACGCATATAGGGTTCTTGGTAGAAAGCAAAAGACTGGCAAAAACCACCATAATTCACGAGCTGTTCTACAATTAAAAGACGGCAAAATGATGGTATTGGCGCAGACGGGTAACTTTACGGATGAGGATAGACAGACGTACATCCTTATCGATACGGTGGGCGGCAACAACTGCATCACTTTCTTTGACCACGCCAATACATGGGATGTCGAGCCGGCACAAGAGATGTCGTGGATTGGCAAGAAGAAAGGCCGTACCGTACATGGCATTCCGGCCGACAACTACTCGGCTGTTTTTCGCCACGTCATCATGTCCGGCAAGATATTCCAGGTGGATGACATCACCGGCGAGGCTTTCCGGGTACCGCTATTTAAAGGTACGTGGAAAAAGGGTGAGAAGTATGCCTATTATGATGAGGTGACGCATAACGGCAGCTCATGGATATGTGTCAATGAGAAAGGCACGTCTACAGAACCGGCAGACGGCAATGCCGACTGGCTGAAATATGCGGCCAAGGGGGACAAGGGAGATGTGGGTACCGGTATCACCAACTGCGGAGACTGGCAGACCGGAAAGCATATACCTTACATGGGTATTACCAAGATGGCCGGACGTGTGTTTTTATGTGTCGCTCCTGATGGTACCGACAATCCTCCGATGTGGACTCAGACGACCAATGAGGGAAGACGCATCCTGCAGACGCAGAACGGTGGAAAGAGCTACGGATATACCATTACCGGGGACTTGAATACGGCCGAGTATGAGCTGCTGGTGGAGAACGGCCAGGACGGGCGTGACGGTAGGGATTATGAGTGGATATTCAAGCATACGACAGAGAATATCGCTCCGGCAACCCCTGCCACCTCGCAGGTGGATGACTATGTTCCGTCCGGCTGGCACGATGACCCGATTGGTGTCAGCGAGAGCCTGCCATACGAGTGGGCTTGCTGCCGCACGAAGAAGGACGGTGTATGGAGTGCGTTTTCACCGGCAGCCATCTGGGCCAAGTGGGGCTTTGACGGTGAGTCGGCCATTGTAGCCGATTTCGACAACGAGATGGAGAGCATTGCCTTGACATACGAAGGAAAGACTGTTTCGCAGTCCGTGCTCAATACAACCGTCGGCATGTGGTATGGTACGAAGAAACTACAGCTCAAGTCCATCTCATGCGTGACCCCGGCAGGTGTCACGGAGAGCTACAATGTCAATACGGGTGTGATAGCGTTTACCGTGGCTTCCGGAATTTCGATGCCTGCACGCTCAGAGGTCAGGATAACCGTTACGGCTACGGTACAGGATACGGATATAAGCCGTGAGCTGGTGTTCACCATTGCCGGTGTACGTGCCGGTAATCCGGGCAGTGATGCGATACTCTATAGGCTGGTGCCTTCCGTATCTTCAGTAAGCAAGCGGAAGGATGGTACCTACAGTGTGGCAAGCGTGTCATGCACACGCACCAAGTCTGTAGGCGGTACCACTTCCATCACGACTGACGGTGTGCTGAAATACAGTAAGGACGGTGGTTCGGAGGTCGAGATACAGAACGGCACGGCCATTTCCCCGAAGAACTTCACGACGCAGCTGCAGTTCGTGTTCTACGTGGGTGGGCAGGTCGTGGACCGGGAAACTATACCCATGGTTGTGGACGGCAACGACGGTAATCCAGGAAAACCTGGCGGTGACGGCGAATCCGTCAAGGCTGGCGGTGAGTGGCGCACGGCTAATACTCCATACAAAAAGCTCACCATCTGTACGATGGGGAGTCGCTCCTGGCTCTCAAAGGTTGACACTTCGAATCCACCTCTATGGACTCAGACAACTCATGACGGGAGGCGAATCACTCAGACCCAGAACGGCGGCAAGTCCTACGGTTATATTATTACCGAAGAAGTGAACACCGACGAATGGGAACAACTGACATCAGACGGCGGCATGGTCTATCTCATCAGTACATGCAGCAATATCCGGGTGAGCAATGCCGGTTCGCTTGTTCCTTCAGCTTTCCGCGTCTATGCCAAGCGGACGCTTGGTAGCGCCACATTGACTTATCCGGACGGATATCTGACCGCACGGGGGTACAGCAACGGGATATGGAGCGCCATCGCAGGGCCTTCGAGGGCTTCCGAGATTACGGTCAACGCTTCTGCAGGGTATTCAACGTTTTCAGTCCGCTGTTACCAGAGCCAGGCTGACGCTTCGGCATGGAATGACAGTTTCATTGCGGAGATATCAGTGGGTGTCAGCTATGACGGAGCAAGCGGACGAGACGCCAGCGAGCCGCGTCCGAGAGGTTTTTTCGCCAAAGGTAACACGTATGTGTGGAATGAAGATTACCATGACATCGTACTGGCCACATTTAACAATCGCACCATTCCGTTCAGGGTACGGGCATACGGTACGTCGGTCACTGTCGCACCTACCTCGATAGACGGTGATGCTAATTGGGAGGCGGCACAGCAGTATATGTTTGTAGCCATGGACCTGGCCTTAGCAAGAAAGATACGTTCCGATGAAATCTATGTGGATGATTTGGTGGTACAGAATGTACTGGCAAGGGATAAAACCGGTAAAGCCATGTGCCAGATTGACGGGGAGAATGGTGGCATTGGGTTCCTGGCCGGAGGCAATATCCGATGGGATGCCAATGGTAATGTGTTCCAGGACGCCTCAATTTTCCGAAAGCTGAAACTTCTGGAGTCGAAATCCGATTCGTATGAATACTACCTGGATTTCAATACCGGGTTGAACTTTGAAATATCCCGGATATACTCACTTCCAACGCAAGAGGAAACAATATACCTGCCGAATGCGGCAGACTATGAAGGTGGAGAGTGCATGCTGTATAATGGAGGAATCTATACCCGTCTTACAGCACCTGCAAGCATAAAAGTCGCAGGTGGAGGCAGCTTTATCATAGACGGAGAATACTATTCTAAAATAGTTGTCCCGTCGCTTTCCCTTGCTCAATTCAAGGCCGTAGCGACATACTCTGATGGCGTAAAGGATGGGGTGAAATGGGTTCTAATATCAGGAAAAGCGGAATCGAGAACTTAAAATATCAGTGTTATGAAAGTTTTTTATGAAAGCAAGTTAGCAAAATGGCTGCTGTGGCAGGGCTACAACACCATCACATTGGGATGCTTCGTCTTCACCAAGAAAAGCAAGGAGGAGATGAAGCAGAGTGCACTTAACCATGAGGCGATTCATGTGCGCCAATGGGAAGAATGTATGATTGCATCGGCTGTGCTGCTGACGGTAATCATGCTGTTTACCGGATTCAACTTATGGGTATATCTACTTTGCCCGTTGTGGTTCTACCTTCAGTATGGGTTGGAGTATGCGATTTCATACGTTTATCACTTATGCCGTAACCGATGCTGGGTGAATGTGGGTGATAAGGCTTACGGAAATTCAGCGTTTGAAATGGAAGCGGAAGCTAACGAAGAGGTAGACGGTTATCTTGATGTGAGAACTCCTTTTGAGTTCTTCAGATACTACGGGAAAATTTGATTTATAATTTACAAAACGAGAATAAAAACAAAATGTTAAATCGAGTATAATTTCCATCCGGAAATTATGCCCCTTAAATGTGTAATAGTTATGGCAGAGAAGCAAGATATAGCGATGAACCAGTTCCAGATAGTGACGGATGCTGATTATGTATATGTAGAGAAAGGAAATAACCAGGGGAAGATTAAGAAGAGTGATTTTATTGATATTGTAAAAAGATATATTACCTCTGTTAGATTTGCAGGTGGCATACCAGACTCAGATTTAAATAGCATATACAAAAACGAAGAGTCTGGAATATCCATATATAGTATTAGTGCGGCGATTCTAAATTCTCCTGCGACCTATTCATTCTGTATTAATATACAGAGGTCAGGGAAAGGTGATGTTATTGCTTCCCAAAGAATTTTACAAATTGTTCCAGATGATAATTTGGTTAATTTACGAACGGGGAAAGGTGATGGAGAAAAGATTGTTTATACGTCGTGGAGGCGAATATAAATTACTTATAATAGAGCAATTTATTCATTCTACTTTTTCTGCCTTATCTTCTGCCCCTTAAATGTATTAAGTATGGCAGATGATATTAAGGAAAATGCGATGAGTGGTGGAACTCCGGCACGGTTACGTGGGCTGGCGGCAAACGGCAACAGTATATCACCGACATTGGAAGAGGTAATGAATGAGATGGGAATACACACCTATAGCTTTACATTGGCGGCAAAAGAGGAAAAAGACCTTGGCGACTTGGGGTACGGTATGTATTTGCTTGCATCCCCCAACAATGCAGCAACTGCTATATTTGCTTTTGGTTCCTATTCAAAAGGTTTTGTGTCAGATGCAGGTTCAAATTTTTACTGTGATTATACAGATGGGACTAAAGGTGTTGCTTTCGGTCGAAAAACGACAAATGGTAGCTTTTTTATCAAAAACAACAGAAGCACTGACACATGAGGATGTAAATTAAACTGTGTCAGCAAGGAATAAAGTATTAACTTTGCTAACACAGTTTTTTTTATGAAAGAAGAATTTGATTTCGAGAGTATCAAGAACAAGGCCATTGAACAGCTGAAAGCCGGCAAGCCTTTGTTGGGTAAGGACGGCGCCTTTGCCCCACTATTGGAAAGTATATTGAATGCAGCCCTGGAAGGAGAGATGGATGCACATTTGACAGAAGAAGAACGCCAGATGGGTAACCGTCGTAACGGAAAGATGCAAAAGCAGGTTCAGACTCCCTTGGGCGAAGTAACCGTTTCCACTCCCCGTGACCGTAATTCGAGTTTTGATCCCCAGTTTATCAAGAAGCGTGAGACTATTCTGGCAGAAGGTGTTGCTGACCGTATAATTGGCTTGTATGCAATGGGAAACAGCACAAGGGAAATCAGTGACTGGATGGAAGAAAATCTTGGGAATCGTGTTTCGGCCGACACAATCAGTTCCATCACAGACCGTGTACTTCCGGAGATAAAAGCATGGAAATCACGGATGCTTGATTCTGTTTATCCTATAGTCTGGATGGATGCCATTCATTACAAAGTAACGGATGAACGTGGCTGCGCGGTAACCCGTGCAATCTATAATGTACTGAGCATTGACAGGGAGGGACACAAGGAGTTACTTGGAATGTATATATCAAGGAATGAGGGAGCAAACTTCTGGCTCAGCGTGTTGACAGACCTTCAGAACCGTGGAGTTGAGGATATTCTCATTGCCTGTATAGACGGTCTGAAGGGGTTTCCTGAAGCCATTCAAAGCGTTTATCCTAATACAGCCGTACAGCTTTGTGTAGTACATCAGATACGTAACTCCATCAAGTATGTAGGATCCAAGAATCAGAAGGAGTTCTTAAGGGATTTGAAATGTGTCTATCAGGCAGTCAATAAGGAATCCGCAGAAAATGAGCTCCTCAAGCTGGATGAAAAATGGGGTGAACAGTATCCTGTCGTTATCAGATCCTGGCAGGACAACTGGGATAAGCTGTCCGAATACTTCCAGTATACTCCGGTCATCCGTAAGCTTATCTATACCACAAATACCGTTGAGGGGTATCACCGTCAGATCCGCAAGGTAACAAAAAACAAGGGCGTGTTCCCATCGGATACAGCCCTTGAGAAACTTGTTTATCTTGCATACCGCAATATACGTAAGAAATGGACCATGCCACTGGCCAATTGGGCTACCATCTCGCAACAACTGGCTATAAAGTTTGGAAACCGGTTTAAATTATTGTAATTTTACGCTCGTCGGGACGGGTGGTCCCGCCCCTTGGCGCGGGCCGTTCCCCGACCGATGAGTTTTCTAGAGATAAATAATGCGTGACACAGTTTATTTTACACTACCCTGACACATACATAGTTTTAAAAAGGATTGGTACCTTATGATAGTGGTTCTGCAAGCCATGTGGATTTTCATTCTGGTTATGCCCGTTCTGACCGAGATGGCCGGAACGGGTAATAAATACTATTATCAGATTAGGTAAGAGTTACTGACTTCCAATCGCTCCATTTATCTGTCCAACTCACCCGTATCTTCATTGCTACGGCTGGGTGATACCCATTAAAAGCAATCTGCACAATAGGATTACCGAGTCCTCCTCCAGCAACACCAGTTCCATTAAACACGAGCAACATTCCATAAGATACTACGCCAGTATTATATATGCCGCCGTTTATTCCATAAAATCCGGTAGTTGTGTAATCATCAAGATTAGATGTGACATCTCCTCTCCCTTGAAACAAACTACTCAATAAATCACTCTTCTTAATCTTCACCTGCGAACCGTTAGATGATTCTGCGTATATATATGCCGCATCCGTAGCTTGAGCAAAGCTGTTCATTTTAATATCATCATCTGCCATACTTAACACATTTAAGGGGCAAATCTTCCGGGTTATGAAAACCTATTATCTCATATTTTATTTTTTCGTAGATATTTTATTACTTTCTCGCAAAAAACAGCTATGAATTACGGTTACATAAGGGTTAGCAGCGAAAAACAGACCGTTGAAAATCAGCGGTATGAGATTATGCAATATTGCAAGCGTAAGGGGCTTGTTATTGATAGATGGATTGAAGAGAGTGTGAGCGGTGCCAGGCATCCTAATGTGCGAAAGTTAGGTAAGATATTGCATAAAATAAATAAGGGAGATATTATATATGTTACAGAGTTATCAAGACTTGGACGCTGTGCATATATGGTTATAGCTATTATATCTCATTGCCTCATGGCCAATGCCAATATTATTGAAATACGGGATGATAAGTTGGTAAAGGATGACTCGGATTCTGTTCAGGATACATTCTTCAAGGTTCTATTCGCCCAAAAAGAGCGGGAAGACATATCTCGTCGAACCAAAGCAGGGCTTGCTCGTCGTGTGGCTGAAGGCCTGAAATTAGGCCGGCCATCTGGTGGAAAGAATTCGCATTACAAGCTTACAGGAAAGGAACCTCTCATTAGAACTATGCTCGAATATGGTTATTCAAAGGCAGCCATCTGTCGTAAGCTTAAATGTAACCCCAAAACATTGGATGACCATTTGCGGAGAATGCATGTCCTACATAAAAATTAAGTCATATGTTACTTTTGCCACTGTTCTATTAATTCATAGTTATGGCAAAAGCAGAAATCTTATTCAAGGTCATCCGCAAATGGGAAGGCGGATGGAGTGACCACAAAAATGACAAAGGTGGCAAAACCAATATGGGGATAACCTTGTCTACGTGGAAAGCATGCGGTTATGACAAGGATGGTGACGGAGACATTGATGCAGATGATTTACGCATGATTACTCCGGACGACGTTTTTCATGTTTTCAAGAAGTATTATTGGGACCGTTACCAAGCGGACTTCATACACAACCAGTCCATTGCGAATATCTGTGTGGATTGGGTGTGGGCCTCCGGACGTCCCGGTATCACAAGGGTACAACAACTACTGCAAATCAATGTAGACGGCATCGTAGGTCCTCAGACGGTTGCAAGTATCAATCTGGCCAACCAACGGCAGCTGTTCGAAGCTATCAAGACAGACAGAATCCGGTTTATTGAAGAAATCTGTAAAAGGGACCCGTCGCAGCTCGTATTCCGGAAAGGATGGCTGAACCGGGTCAATGATTTCAAGTTCTCTGTCCGTTGAATTCTTGTCCTTTTTTCCACTCTTTTCAGCCTTTAGTTTTGTGTCCGGAACTAAAGGCTTTTTTATGGCAATAACTGAAGAAAAGAGTTTAATGACCTCCGAGAAATTCAATCGAGGAGTTGAGAACTGGACGTGGAAAGTCAAGAATACCTCCGTAAATATTCTACAACGGACACACGCAACCGGCAGATTGCGTAGGGAACTGCAATCCCGTTGGCTGAAAGACCGTGAAGGTGGACCGGCTTATGTCGGTCTGGGTTTCTGCTTTGCCCGGTATGGTGCCTACCGGGAATATGGCGCCGGGCGTGGATATATCGTCAAGAACGGAATTATAATGAAGGGACATTCGGCATGGAGCGATAAGAAGAAACGTCAAGAACTGCGTTCTCTACGTGTTTCTGAATATCGCATCCGGCGCATGCGTACCGTTGATGAACACTATGCCGTTATCCGGCGAAGTCCCCTACCCTGGTTAGACCCTCCCATTGTGGATAACATCGAATCACTGGCTGATTTATCCGGAGAGTATTACGGTGACCAGGCACTCAAGAATGTGCTTCAGAAGTTTGATAAAATAACAATTGAAAAACGTTATGGCAAAAAGTGACAAGACTGTCAAAAGAGGTGTCTACTTGTACATCGATGGCAAGGAAATTAAGAATGACATCAATTCCATTGATTTGGAGATGAAACGCCTACAGCGTGACATTAAGGAAATGACACGCGGCTCTGAGGAATACAACCGCACCATGGCGAAGATACAGCATCTTCAGGGGATTTTAAAACGGCATCGCCAGGAGATAAAAGGCATCACTACCGAAACCAAGAAAGCGACTGTCAGTATTGGCAGTATGGTAGACTGGTTCAACCGTTTCGGTGGAGTTATCTTGTCCGTAATAGGTTTCCTGACCGGTTTTACCCTTGCCTTGCGCGCCATCAGAGACGAACGCAACAAGTTGGAGGAGTCCCAGGCCGGGCTGAAAGCCTTGACCGGACTTGATGATGACAGCATTGCCTGGTTGACCGGGCAGGCCAAGACGCTTTCCACCACCATGACAAAAGAGGGCTTGCGTGTCCGCCAGTCGGCAGCCGAAATCCTGGATGCGTTCATGCTGGTCGGTTCGGCCAAGCCGGAACTGCTTGGAGACAAGGAAGCGCTCAAGGCTGTTACGGAGGAAGCCATGCGGTTGCAAGCGGCAGCCAAGGACATCACCCTGAACGAAGCGGTTGATTCACTTACCTTATCACTCAACCAATATGGGGCGGCAACAGACCAGGCAGGACGGTTTACCAACGTATTGGCCGCCGGCTCCCAAGCAGGTTCCGCCAATATCGCAAGCCAGGCAAAGGCTATCCGGAATGCAGGTACCGCAGCGGCTTCGGCCAATGTTCCCATTGAACAGACGGTCGCATTGATTGAAACGCTTGCCTATCGAGGTATAAAGGATGAAGTGGCCGGAACGGGATTGAAGAAATTCTTTTTGGTTCTTCAGACCGGAGCAGACGAGACCAACCCCAAAATCGTCGGGTTGGATAAGGCACTGGAGAATCTGAAGAACAAGAACATGGACGCAGGCGCCATCAAGAAAATGTTCGGGGAGGAAGGCTACAATACCGCATCCGTAATCCTTCAGAACACAGAGATGGTGAAAGACTTCACCGCTGCCGTCACCGGTACCAATGTGGCGTATGAGCAGGCGGCCATAAACAGTGATACTGCACAGGCCAAACTGGAGCAGGCACGTAATAAGATGAAGCTGGCAGCCATTGACCTTGGCGAGAAGTTGAATCCGGCTCTGACGGTGAGTACGAATATGCTGACCAATGTGCTCAAATATTTGCCGGGATTGATTGACTGGTGCAAAAAATGGGGCACAACAGTAATAACACTAACGGTTCCTTTGGCAGCTTATTATACCACATTAAAGCTCATATCCCTTTATCATACTACTTACAACTTAGTCTTACGAGCAGGAATTGCCATCCAAACAGCTTATCGGGTAGCCACCACTGCTTTGAACGACGCATTGGCAGGAGATTACAAGGCAATAGGCAGGTTGATATTACAGATGCGCTCTCATAATATCGTAACCCGGACAGTGGCAGCAAGTACACTACTTTTCCGAGCAGCGCTGGAGACTTTAACCTTCCGCTTCTCTGCCGCAACTAAAGCGGCACGGGCAGCATGGGCGGTATTAGGATTAAATCCTTTTGGTGCTATTGCCACAACCGTTGCAGCCGCAGCAACAGGACTGTATATCTACGCTCAGCGTACTTCTGCTGCAGCACGTAGGCAAAAGGAACTGGTGGTTATGAATAGAGAGGCTGAAAAAAGCATTAGCGAAGAAAAAAATAAGCTGGATGCTTTACGGAAAGTACTTGAGGATTCTAAAGAACCATATGAAAAACGGAAGGCTGCATTAGAAGATATTCAGTCCATTGTTCCGGAATATCATGCTTCATTGACGGAAGAGGGGGTGCTTATCAACAACAACACGCAAGCGCTGGACGGTTATGTAGAAAAGCTGTTGCTCACAGCCAAACAGCAAGCGGCCAATGCCAAATTACAAGAAGCCCTGGCACAAAGGTCAGAATGGATTCAGGAGAACGGTTCCGATGCCATGAAATTTAAAAATCTCGAATGGGAGATAAATGACCCCATCAATATGGACAAGTCCGTTGAGGAACTTGCAACAGTCAACGGGATATCACCCACTGCATACCGCGTATGGGCTACCCAGAAAAAACGTCTTGACGATAACGTTCGGTATTACGAACAGATGATGCAGGATTATACCTCCCAGTTGCTTGCCATCAACGATAAATACAAGACTATTACTCCAGATTCTCCAACAATTACCGGAAACGGTGGCAGTGGTGGAGGTTCTGAATCTGAAGAAGAGCGGAAAAAACGTGTCAGCAAGGAATTGGAGGATATAGAGACTAACCACATGCAACAGCTCACCCATCTCCAGAAGCTTTATCTTGAGGGAGAAATCCAGACTAACGAGGGATATACTGCCCTTCAGATAGATTTGGAGAAAAAGACTTTGGATGAGAAATTGGCGATAATGGGGCTGGAGCCGCATGAACGTGAGAAGTTGCAGGTAAAGATGCTGGAGGCACAAATCAAGTTCAATGAAGAATGTAAAAAACAGGATGAAAAGACAGAAAAGGAGCGTCAGAAAGCATCAGACAAGATTGCCAAAGAACGCCTTTCAGTTCGTCAGAAACAACTCCGTATCGAATTGGAAGAAGCAGCTTCCTATCATTATAGGAACCTGACTTCCGAGGAGGATTTCTCCCAGGAGGTGAACGAGATTCGGAAACGGTATTGGAATGATTTGCTTCACAACTACCAACTGACTGAGGAACAACGTACGGAGATACAGAAGGAGCAGGCCGAAGCCCAGACCGATGCCGAGAAAGAGAAATACGACAAAACCATGAAAATGCATAGGCAATATGCCTCTCTGGTGACGGATATCGCTTCCGACTTCGGAGAAACGATTGGTGAAATGATTGCCACTGGCGAACTTTCGCTGAAGAATTTCTTACGTGAAACCATTATGATGGCACTGGATGCTTTGGAACGTGTTATTGAAATCTCCATACTGGAAATCACCGCAAAAAATTTGGCGGCAACAGCTCCATTTTCCTTTATCGGTGCCGCTAAAGCAGCTGCCCAAGTAGCTGCCATCAAAACGGCTTTTGCTGTAGTAAAAGGGATGGTCGGCAATTTCTACACTGGTGGTTATACCAGTCCCGGTAACTGGGACCAGCCGCAAGGTATCGTGCATTCCAACGAATTCGTCGCCAACCGTTTTGCTGTGGCCAACCCGAATCTGCGACCGATATTCGACGCCATTGACGTGGCACAGCGTAGCGGTAATGTTGGTAATCTGACAGCTGAAGACATAGCGGCTGTAGCAGGTTCCGGAAAGAGTACACGTACCGTACCAGCCAAAGCACCTGCTGCCAGCGCCACAACGACGACCAATGACCCGGCTATGGTGGCGATGCTGATAGAATGTACCCGCGTATTGCGGAAGCTTAAAAACAGGCTGGATGCCCCTTTGGTAGCGGAAACTTATGTTACCGGCAAACGGGGTATCAACCAGGCACAAAAAGAATATCAGAAGTTGAACAACAATAAATCACGCAACAAGCAATGACAGAATTATACATTGACGGGCAATTGGCCGCCCTTCCTGAAGGGTTCAACATTACGTTCACCTCCGAGAATCCGTATTTCACCCGCAGTTCCAATTACTCCTTGGACATAGAACTCCCCATGCCTGCCAATCATGCCATATTCAAGCACGTGAACAGACTGGATGTGACGAAAAAAAAGACTATCCTTCCGGCCACACTCATCGTTGACGCCAGATGCCTGCTTTACGGCAGTGCGGTTTTACTCTCAGTAGAAGATGCACTGGTTAAGGTACAGCTCGTATCGGGTAATGCGGAATTTAATCTGCTGACGAATGATGATCTGTATATTGACGAACTTGATTTAGGTACAATCAGTTGGCCGAACAACAATCAGAACCGTTTCCAGCCACCTGCCAATATGGTGAACTACTACGGTTCGGTGGACGACATTGAAGCTGTATGGTTGCCGGTGTTCTATCAAGAAGCCAAATGGGAGAACCTTCAGAACGATGCAATCTATGAGTTCGGCACGAACAATTTTACCCTTTGCCCCTATTATGGCCGTCGATGTGTACAACCATACCTTTTGACAGTCATCAAGAGAATAGTGGGGCATTTTGGCTATAGGTTCGATACCTCCTTCTTTGATAACAATTTCTTGCGGAACGTTTATGTATGCAGCGCGGTAAGCAGCAACCGGGTGGCCGCCGCATTGCCGCACTGGACTGTTTCCGAATTCTTTGATGAACTGGAGAAATTCCTTTGTGCGGTTACAGTGGTCAACGAACGCACCAAAGTAGTGAGCCTCGTAGGGCTTAACGATTATTTTACAGAATCCGGAAAGGAGATAATTCCTGCATCCTCCCTGCTACGGGAGTTCACTGTGGATATTGAAGATGAAAAGAATGAGAAAGACTTGAGCACTGGCAATGTGGGCTACAATCTGCCTTCCCATACGGATGACGGCTATCTGCGAATTGAAAGGGACATCATAGAGGCTGCATACAAACAAGAATATGATTCTTACGATGCAATGCTGACCGCATACAACGGAATGGGTGACGGTGACAAGAAAAGTACAATCTTTATTGTTGGTAAACGGTATTATATCAACTACAATGAAAATGATAAGAATACGCTGCGTGAAGTCAATTTGTATGCGGATTTAATCCGTGACCCGGAATCGTCCGATGTAGAGACCTCACTCGGAATCGTCCCGGCTAAAATTATTCAGTTCAATGTCGGTGTGTATGGCTCTGTAGCTGATTACGATTTGTCCCGTCCGTACACCTCCATGGTATTGAACATACCCGCGGTGGGCTACCAGGCTACTGTTGCCAAGCAGGAGCGCTTCAATGTCCAGGAAGCCATAAACGGTGACGTGGAGCTGAAGGAGAAGCAGGAAAAAAACGGGCACATGGAAGTGGCTGTCAATACCGGTAAGTTCAACCGGCAGAACGTAACTTACAGCGGTCAGACACATGCCTATGATTATGCCTATCCTTTTACGGACTACCAGCAGAAGACCGGAGCACAGCTCACGGACTTCCTTCCGTATTCCCTAAGCTTGAACGATGTTTGTCCGGACAGTGTCGGACATCGGTTGTCGACACTCAGTCTGTTTCACTCCAATATCCCTTACACAATCCAGTTCCAAGCCAATAAGCTGCCAGATGTGAATAAGGTGTTTCTTATAGGCAACAAGCAGTATTTGTGCGAGAAGATTGAGACGGAAATAGATGTTGATGGATTAAGCAAGGTACTGAAGGGAACTTTTTACCGGATAGAATAATAATGTTAAAAAGACATCTGCCTCTCAAAAATAACTCCTTTTTCCCTTGCGTAATTACCAAAAGGTTATTATGTTTGCACTGTCATTAAGAATCGCGATCTTTTTATGACTGAAGAAGAAGAGCTAAAGGCTCGGATTGAAGCTGCGAAAAAAGACCTCAGCTTCTTTTCCCTCTATTGGGATGACATTCAGAATACTGATTGGATTTCCGATGAGGAGCTTGAGGAAGGCATCAATGATTGTCTCGATGACTTGAATGATGCACAAGACAAGCTGAATGAAAACGGTAGCCCTCCTTGAGGGGGCTACTTTTTCTCTAACATATAATTTTTAGGCTTATGGACGTACAGAAAGAATTGGGAAAATGGAAGTCGGAATATGTAAAATGCAATACTCCGGAGGAATTGGCCGACCATAAAAAACGTTTCAGGGCTTTTCTGCAGACGCTTTCACCGGAAGATAAAAAAGCGTTTGCGCAAGCATTCCAAGATGGTGCCAGGCAATCAATCAATGAAGCCCAAGCCATTGTGAAAACAGTAGAAATCAGGCAGACCTTAGAAAAAGTATTGCCTTTCGCTTCTATGTCGTATATTGCCCAGCACTATTTTGGCAGAACACGCCAATGGCTATATCAACGGATTAACGGAAGTGCGGTAAACGGCAAACCAGCCAACTTCACCGCTGATGAACTGAATACTCTATCTTTAGCTCTATCTGAGCTTGGCGACATAATGAAAGATACTTCTCGGTCTATCGCGAGGCCGTAAGGTTTTTAATGACAGAGGGGCTTCCACGGGTTGGAAGCCTTTTTTATTTCATTATTCAAATAATCATGAATTAAATTTAGAATAAAAAGTTTTTTTATTTTGTTAAGTTTGATAAAATCACTATTTTAGCAACGCCAAAAAATGAATTAAATGAATCCTTTTCCATAGTGTAACCCATAAGATTGGGTTCAGGTTTATTCATTCCTGTAGGCGCACTATAGTGAAGGATTCGCCATTTAATATTATGACAAACAAAAAATACAAATCTATCAGTATTTCTAATTTAATTATAAATCCAGATAATGATCGTTTTGAGTCTGTTGAGAATGAAAAGCAGGCTATAGACATAATGCTAACAAAATTAGGAGACAAAATTTATTATATTGCGATACATATTTTAGAGAATGGGTTGTCTCCCAAGCCATTTTATGTTATGCCATCAAAGAAATCTAACAAGAAATTTCTTGTAAAGGAAGGAAACAGAAGAACCACAGCATTAAAATTGATGGCTAACCCTAAGTTAATTGATTCTAAAAAACATGCTTCATTAAAGAATCGTTTTTTTAAGCTGCATGAAAGATTTATGGAAACTCCGATTAGAAAAATAATGTGCTATATTTATGATGATGTAGAAGAGGCAGATAAATGGGTTCGATTAGAACATACAGGAGAACAGAATGGAGTTGGTATAGTTGAGTGGAAACCAGAGCAAGTACAGAGATTTGATATAAAACATGGAAAAAATAAGTCTGTAGAAATACAAGCTATTGATTTCATACGAACATCTCCTTTCGTACAAGAAGAAGTAAAGAGGGCTTCCGAAAACATTAAACTCACAAATTTTGCTCGTTTATTAGGAGATAAAAGTGTTCGGGAAATTTTGGGTTTAAAGTATATAAATTCTAAATTAAGTTCTAATCTTGAAGAAGAAGAAATAGCTAAGGCCTTAGGGCAAATTATTTTAGATTTGTCTGATAAAGATTTTAAGGTTAGTTCTATATATAATGCCAAGCAAAGAAAAGATTATATTCAAGGCTTAGGAGAAAAACTGCCTGATAAGAATAAGACAATAGGAGAAGTTTGGAGGTTGGATAATCCATTAGAACAAATTCCTAATTTGGAAGAAGAAGATAATACAGCAAAGAATGAGGGAAGTGATTTGCATTCTAAGGGACATTTAAAGAAGTCTATTCCGACCCAACGTAAAACTCTTATACCCAATAATTGTATTATTAGGATTTCCAATCCAAAAGCAAATAAAATTTATGATGAATTGAAAAAAATAGATGTTCGAAGTTTTGTTAATTGTGCAGCTGTCACTTTGAGAGTTTTTTTAGAATTAAGTGTAGATACTTTCATTGAAAAAAAAGGATTACTTAAAGAAGGAGAAATTTCGGCTTCCAATTCTTCAAGAAGTTTGTATCAGAAGGTTAATGATGCTAGTCAATACTTATATAAAGAGAAAATTGCAGATGAAACAATATTAAAAGCTGTAAAATTATTAACCAAAGAACGTAATTCTATTTGGGGAGTGGATACAATGAATGCTTATGTACATAGTAACAAACTTTCCCCTGTGCCAATAGATATTCAAACAACTTGGGATAATATTCAGGATTTTATGGTAACTTTGTGGTCTCAAATAGAATCAGAATAATTATATGATGCGTTACTCGCCACTTAGATACCCTGGAGGAAAAGGAAAGATATCTTCTTTCTTTTCTGAATTATTTGTTGCAAATAATTTAATAGGGGGAACCTATATAGAACCCTATGTTGGCGGAGGTTCCATAGCTCTTTCTTTGTTAATTAACGGGGTTGCCAATCAAATTATTATAAATGATAAAGATCGCTCATTATTTGCTTTTTGGTATTCTATTTTAAATTATACAGATGAATTCTGCCAGCTAATAGAAAATACTCCTATCACGATTGATACTTGGTATGAACAAAGAGAAATTCAAAAAAACAAAACTAATGCCGAACTATTATCTTTAGGATTTTCGACTTTCTTTTTAAATAGGACAAATCGTTCCGGTATTATAAAAGGGGGAGTTATCGGTGGGCTTAATCAAACTGGGAATTATTTAATTGATGCTCGTTATAATTCTGATGATTTGAAAAAACGTATTAAATTAATAGCTTTATATAAACCTAAAATCCGCAAGCAATCTCAATGGCAATCTCAATTGCAGTAAAGAGCTTGAACACTATGCATCATGATAGTATGAGCGTGAATTTTGTCCGATTTGTGCATACCTTCCCCTTACCCCACAATGCGACTTGAGGCAATACGCAGATTAAAACCATAAGGAACGGACTTTATCCGAATCCAGTTTTGAAAGGTCTTGCATAAGCCCGGTTTTCAGTATAGATATTCAGCACGTATTGCCTTGCTGTCATG